ACTGAAAGATTCATCAAAAGCCCTTGGACTTTCTACTATAACCTCCATTCTCGTATGAGCTGGTTTGTATTTATTCATTAAGCATAATAATAATTCGCTTCCCGGGAAATAAGAAATTCTGTCTCCTGATCTTCCAACTCCAGAACGAAAAAAAACATATTCTCCGCCACTAAACACATTTAGAGACCAATAAAAAGTACCAGCGTCTCCTTCTGTAATAGTACAAGAATAACCCAATGCAGCAGCAAGCTCTATAAAGTAAGCAGGGTTTTGCCTACCATAAGCAATCAGTTTTGCGTTTGCATAGCTCCTTCTTTCGTCCAGTGTTTCTGCTAAAACCGAACACTCATCAGGTATACCAAGATCTTTTTCATGATCTGTAATTAGTTCAGAAGTTGTTAATGTAGATCTTTCCAATAATAGGTCTTCAGCTCTACCGTCAATCCTAGATAATTCTTCTGCGTAACCATACATCACCTCGTTCAAAAAAGAAGTTATAGATCTAGTCCATGCACTTCCTTTTGGTAATAATGATTTAAGTAACTCTCTATATTCTGCTGCAGATTTCATATTATAGCCCTATATTAATAATCATCGAAAGTAGGAGTTCCTAATGTATGTATCTGTGTGTTTCCTGCGCTTTGATCTGAAACAGGAGAGACCAAAGTATGTCTCTCAAGACCTACAGTTAAAGAAATAGCTTGGTTGATTTCGGATATATATATTGTTTCACCAGGCCCTCCCTCTCTATCTATAAGATCAGATAAAGACGTTGTAACTAAAGCCTGTATTTCTGCTGTATTTGGGAAAATATTAATTGTGAAATCCTGACTTAAAGCAGACAACTCGATCATTTCTAATCCTGGCTCTGCTGTAACTGGGATGCCTACTAATAGTCCTGTAGTTGGGTCTGTATGCTCAACTAAATAAGCTCTAACGGTTGCTATTTGTGCTGCATCAGGAATAATATTGGTATCGTTGTCTCTTACAAAAGCAACACCAACAGTTCCAGAACCACTATACAAAGGAAACACCCATGCTCTTGTCACACCGTCTACTTCTAAACACCATGTAACATAATCAAATGAAGCACCACCATGAGGAGGGAATGACTTTCTCCTTAATAGTTTTGTCCTTAAACTGTCATCACTCTCTTCTTCTGCACCACCAGTAACGCCATCTGTATCAACAGCGAAAGAAGTGTTTACCCCTATGATTGGAGAAACAAAAGACAGAGTAATACTTGGATCATCATTACTGTCTTCTCCTGCTACATCAGCAGTAAATGATAATGTTGCTATACCTGCAGCTTTACTAGTGCTTGTATCTGTACTATATGTAAGCCCATCAGACGATATTAGTTGGGTTCCTGCAATTATCTCTATTCCGTTTGTACCTGTGGCCTCACCACTACCTGTTGCTGGTGTTGCTTCATCTCTTGTCAATCCATATTCAGCGGCAATGGCATCAAGACCAGCACTATCGGCAGTAGCAATAAATAATTGTTTAGACATAAAATCTAAATACTCATAAACTAAATGGATTGCACCACCAAGAACCTTTGCTATAATCCTTAGATAAGCACGCCTAAGAAGAGATGTTGCACCTGTAATTCTTGTCTCTAAATCAGCAATGATTCTCTCAATAATAACTTGTAAAGAACTTCTAGTAAAAGGCATATTCTATCCTCTCTCTGCTTGTGCTTGCCATAAATTATCAAACCTAAATGCTTCTTCCTGTCCATCCTTTTTAAAAATCTTAACCGATAATGCTAATCTATCTTGTCCGACCGGACCTTGCCTTTCGGCCTCCACCTCAACCTTTACAGCTACCTGATCGTCTATTAGCCACTGTAGAGCTTCCTCTGCGTACTTTTTTGCTTTTACTATTACTTCTTCTGTTGTTTTTGATCTTTCTAGTAGCCATAGTCTTGATCCTATCCTATCTCCTTCTACTTCAGGTGCAACCAAATCTCCCCACCAACCTCTTCTATCAGGGTTATTTGGGTCTGGTAATTCATCGTCCTCATTCGCTTTCCTGTCTGTAAAAAGACTTATGATAACTGCTGTTTCTAAACCTCCATCCTTTTCAAGATCCTGGGTATCTTCGTCAAAAAAGATATCCCCTTCCATCAATACATTATCCCAACTAATCTTTATATCTTCGGTCATAATTCTATCCTTTTATTGGGCAGGTCCAGTCGAAGCACCACCAGAAGTAACCCCTGGATGTGTATGTGTATCTAAATCAATACCTGCTGTTGTAGCTACAGTACCACCCTCTATATCTCCTGTTACTGTTAAGTTTCCAGATATAGTCATTTCAGGGCTTGTAATAATAACCGTATCTGCAATTATCTCTATTACCTTACCTGATTTCAAATGAATTCTATGATCCGAAGATGATTTATCTTGGCTTGTATAAATAGCAACATCTGCCTCTGCTAGATCCGTCGGCCTATACTGTCTGTCATGCACACAAAAGGCTATTCCTTGGTCTCTATTTCCATTTACAAACCCTATTAAGGCTTGCGCACTATCTCCTGCTATGGGGTAAGATTCAAAGCCATATTCCTGAAACCTCTCAACATCCGAAATAGTTTCATTTTTTAATACTGTAACCTGGATCTTTTGTGTGCCTTGTGAATTATCAATAGCCGTTAATATTGCACGGCCTATCAATAAATAAATCTTTCTTTTTAATGGGGCGATCAATCTTGTAAAAGTATTTATATCCATAATCAATCCCTTAAGATGTTGCAGTCAAATTTTCTAACAGGGCTCTAAAATCAAAACCCGTTGCAACTGTTGATATTGATTCAGCTAATAATTCGTATGTTGTTGGATCGACTAAAGTCATTGTTGTTATCTCCCCCTCTTCAGACATACTAAAAGTCAAATCTGAAATAAGAAGAGAGGCATTAATATTAAGAAAAGAATCCTTAACCGGTACAAGTGCATTCAATGGCCATACATCTCCATTAGATTGAGTCCAACCCTGAACAGTATATGTAACAGACCTGCTTCTTCCTGCTCTATTCCTGGCTTCCCAATTGGCTCTTGCCTGGCACTTACCAACATCTGCAATATCTTCAAGTAAAACAACCAAAGGTCTGTATCTAGTTATGATTTTATCTTCTGCCTCTGCAAAGGGTTCTGTAATATCTGAAAGCAAAGATAATAAGTCCCCTCCTACATTTTGACCCTTAACAATATATTTAGAAAATCTATCTTCATTAGATTGATTGAGATATCCCTCTAAAACATTATTTCCTAACTCTAAAATATCATGCGTATTTGTAATACCAGAACGAGAAAGAGTTAATCTTCCATCCCCATAGTTAATAGGAAGCATTGCTTTGATCTTTGCTAGCTTCAAAATAGAATCATAAACAGTAGCTCCCTCATCTGCTTTAAACTGTTCTACTATAGTTGAGGCATCGGAAACCACGCTGTCTTCAACGAACACCTCTATATCAAAGGGGTTACATAGCTCTTGAATAATAGCGGCTACAGTTAGGTTTTTCCATTCGTTGACATCCTCGACAAAAGAACAATCAATCAAATCATTTGTTAAGTCTCTTCCTGCTATTTGGATGAAGTGACTTGTTGCAGTATAAGAGATAGGCACGTTTTCAACATAGCCCGTTATTATAACCTGATCATTAATAACTATTTCACATGAATCCCCCATTGCTATATCCCATTTTATAGGATCTCCAGGAAAGATATCTGTACCAGAAATAAGAAAAGAACCACAAATTTGAGACAAAGCTTTAGTAACAGAAATCTGCTCCCATCCTCTGTATTCCTTTCCTTTAATTCTTAATGATAATTCGCTACTAGGCATCTAAGATTTCAATCTCCTTACCACTTGGCAAAAAACCTGGGTTATCAATAAGAAATGGATTCCTATTTATGATATCACTCTCTCTGTCTAAATCATCATATTTATCATGAGCTAAAACCAACGAATTATTAATTACGGGTGGAACTTCATAAGCAATAACCTTGGACAAATTAGCTCCAATCTCTACCATAGCCTCAGCAAATATAGGAACGATTGCCTGTAATGATTCATAAGAATCTGGATTAGCAATCGATATTCCGTAATCAGCATAGTCTTCGTTTTCTGCATCATTGCCTAATTTTAAAAGTAAATCATTTAATGTTTTTAATACCACCTCCATGATTTCCAATGCTGAATCATAACTAGAATAGCTTATCCTTACCGCCGTTCTAATAGCAGTCAAAATGGAATTAATACGAGAGAGGTTTGTCATTGATTCGATATTTGCTGATTGTCTAGCTGTTTCAAAAGAGGTTATAGATATTGCTTTGACCTCTCCTCCATACGGGCTTGCATCATCTGATCCGGTAGACTCACCAAAAGAAGCAGTTTGTAAACAACTATGAACCACGCTTCTGCCTAATGTTTCGTCTATCTGAGCTGGATTTGCTGTTGTGCTTGTCATTAAACCAGTAAAGGCAGTACCTACCTTAGCTCCTGACATTGGGCCAGCAGAGAACCCCCTTACCAGGCTTGAGCATGATCCGAACAATTGGTTTAAAACAATATCACCATACATCCCACCAATACTCAAAAGTCCATTAAACATTCCTATGATACCACTACCCAAAGAACATGCATCATAAATAGTAGATGTTGTTATTCCTAAATAGGATTCAGACAAAGCAGCAAGAGATGTACTTAATTGAGCAGG